AAGCAGTTCATGATCCTTGGTAAGATTGCTGATCGCTTCTATGGACAACACCTGCACCCGATGGGGGGACGGAAGTTAGTTGTTACTGAAGGCGAGGTTGATGCCCTGAGTGTTAGCCAGATCCAAGAGAACAAATATGCTGTGGTCTCCCTTCCGACTGGATCGCAGTCAGCAGCTAACGTATTTAAGAAGAACCTTCGATGGCTTGAGAAGTGGGAGGAGGTTATCCTGATGTTCGACGAGGATGAACCAGGGCGTAAAGCCGTAGAAGATGTTGTTGGTATTCTTCCAGCCGGTAAAGCCAAGGTCGCCCGTCTTCCGTTAAAGGATGCCAACGAATGCTTGGTCAACAAGAGATCCAAGGATGTTATCCATGCGATCTTCCAAGCTAACCCGTGGAGACCTGATGCTATTATCTCTGGTGCTGACATCCATGAAAGATTGGTCAACCCGAAGCACACCGAAAGCATCCCTTACCCATTCGACGGTCTTAACAACATGACCCGAGGAATACGAAAGGGAGAGATTGTTACCTTTTGTGCGGGAAGTGGCCAAGGGAAGTCGCAGATCTGTCGTATCATCTGCCATCACATCCTCACCACCACTGATAAGTCCGTGGGATACATCGCCCTTGAGGAAAGCATCGAGCGCACTGCGTTGGGTATCGTTGGATTGGAGATGGGTAAACAACTACACCTCGACCCTGAGTCCATCTATGAAGACCTTGAGTTTGATGAGGCTTACACTAACACAGTAGGATCGGGAAGGATGTGGTTATATGACCACTGGGGAAGCCTCGATGCCGACCGTCTGTTGTCTCATGTCATGCACATGGCGAAGGCGATGGATGTTGAGTATGTCGTTCTTGATCATGTCAGCATTGTTGTCAGTGGTATGCAAGATGGCGACGAACGCCGCATGATTGATAACCTTATGACCAAGCTCCGTGCGTTGGTTGAGGAGTGTGGCATTGCGTTAATACTGGTGAGCCACCTTAAGCGTCCCTCGGATGGACGAGGACATGAAGAAGGAACCAGCACCAGCCTTGCACACCTCCGAGGTTCCGCAGCGATCGCCCAGCTAAGTGACATGGTGGTGGGCTTGGAGCGTAACCAGCAAGACACTGAGCATAAGCACCTTACAGCAATCCGTGTTCTCAAGAACCGCTTCAGTGGAGAGACCGGACTGTGTGACAACCTTTCCTTTAACCCTAACACTGGTCGTATGGCTGAGTGTAACTTTGAATCCCTCTAATAATTATGAAAACTAAAATATTATTCTTCGACATCGAAACCAACGCCATTGACCATTGGCCGACCCTCGGTGGATTAACAGACCTCCACTGCATCAGTGTGTTCAACCCAGAGGACAACTCAATGCGATCCTTTAACTCACAGAAGGGGGATCTTCAAGAGGGTGTTGATTATCTTAACTCAGCCTACAACATCTGTGGTCACAACAGCATTAACTTTGATGCGCCGGCACTCCGTAAGCTGGGCTACGAGATCAAGGCCAAGGTGGTGGACACTAAGGTCATGTCTGCTGTCATCGCAACGGACCTTTATGAAAAGGATGTTAAGACGATGGGAGAGGAGTTCCCGAAGAACCTTAGAGGTCGCCACAGTCTGAAGGCATGGGGTCTTCGTTTAGGTAACCAGAAGTCTGACCACGGGGAGTCCGAGGACTGGACACAGTGGAGCCAAGAGATGGAGGACTACTGCGAGCAAGACGTTCGTGTGACAGCATCTCTCTTCAAACACTTCATGGATCAGAAACCCTCGTCCGAGATGTTACACCTGGAGCATGACTTCGCGGAGTTGATGACAGTCCAAGAAATGAACGGTTGGCCATTTGATGTGGATGCCGCTAATGATCTCACTGAGACTCTCATGGCTCGCCGTGCAGAGATGCGTGATGAACTCCAAGAGATGTTCCCTGCGACCACCGAGGAGATGAAGACACCGAAGGGATGGAGTGTTGATGTTGATGGGAAAACCTACCACGCGGCCACCAAGGGAGGCTTGAAGCTCGTCCTAAAAGAAGCAGGATTGAAACAAGTGTTAGCGGATAAAGCTGTTAAGACTGGTAACAAAACCAAGACCGTTCCATTCAACCCTAACAGTCGCGACCAGATTGCGGAACGCTTGATGAACATGGGGTGGAAGCCCAAAGCCTACGAAGGGAAGCGACCGAAGATTGACGAAGCAGTTCTTCGTGGCGTGGAGACACCGGAAGCGGATATGTTATTGGAGTATTTGTTAATCACCAAACGCTTGGGACAAGTCGCAGAGGGTCGTAACGCTTGGTTAAAGATGGTTAAGGATGGACGCATACACGGTGAGGTTAACACCAACGGTGCGGTCTCCGGTCGATGCACTCACACCCGCCCTAATGTTGCCCAAGTGCCAGCAGTTAGGGCGACCTACGGAAAGGAATGTAGATCGTGCTTCACGGTTCCCGAAGGAAAGGTGTTGGTGGGTGCTGATGCTAGTGGCTTGGAGCTACGATGCCTTGCTCACTACCTGCACCCTTACGACAACGGAGCATACGGAAGGACAATCCTGGAAGGTGACATCCACACCGCTAACCAACAGGCTGCGGGACTGCCTTCAAGGGATGAGGCCAAACGCTTTATCTATGCGTTCCTTTACGGAGGAGGCGATGAGTTGGTTGGAAACATTGTTGGTGGAGGAAGACGAGAAGGAAAACGAATCAAGGAAGCCTTCAAGCGTAAGACCCCAGCCGTAGCGCGCCTGTTGAAAAGCATCGAGCAAGCCCTTAAGGGGAAGACATGGTTGGGTGGTTTGGACGGTCGCAAGCTGCACTGTCGCTCTGCACACTCCGCATTGAATCTTTTGTTACAAGCAAGTGGCGCAGTTGTTATGAAGAAGGCTTTGGTTGTTTTTGCGCGTGACGCAAAGCTGCCTTACGAACTCCACGGTAACATCCACGACGAGGTTCAGTTCTCCTGTCTACCGGAACACGCTGACGAACTCGGTAAGTTGTTCTGTGATTCACTCACCAAGGCTGGCGAGGAGTTGAAATTCAAATGCCGTCTTGACGGGGAATACAAGGTAGGATCTAATTGGGCTGAAACACACTAGGTTGATGAAAGTCTTAATTGCTTGCGAATACAGTGGAACGGTAAGAGATGCTTTCACCGAGTTAGGGCATGAAGCTATGTCGTGTGATCTTCTTCCAACAGAAAAACCAGGACACCACTATGAGGGTGATGTGCAAGATGTTCTTGATTACCCTTGGGACTTAATGATCGCTCATCCTCCTTGCACTCATCTAAGTGTATCTGGTGCGCGTCACTTTAAGGAAAAGCAATTAGATGGGAGACAACAGACAGCAGTCGCGTTCTTCATGCTTCTTGCCAAAGCTGACATCCCAATGATTGCTATTGAGAATCCGGTGTGTGTGATGTCCTCACTGTGGCGTAAGCCCGATCAAATCATCCAACCTTGGCAGTATGGGCATGGAGAAACCAAATCCACCTGCTTGTGGTTGAAAGGACTTCCAAATCTAACACCCACGGAAATCGTGGAGGGAAGAGAAGCAAGGATACACCGACTTCCCCCGAGTGAGGAGCGTTGGAAAATACGAAGTGAAACTTATCTAGGAATAGCCAAAGCAATGGCAAGTCAGTGGGGAAACGTGCTGACGTTACGTTAACAAAAAAAAACAAAACATTATGAGTAAGAAAATATACATCGACGGCGACATGCTTCTCTATAGGGCAGCGTTCTCAGCCGAAAAAGAAATCAAGTGGGATGATGACATCTTCACTGTTCACTCCGACTTCTCGGATCTCAAGGACTGTTTCATTATGGTCGTTGACTGCATAAACGAGATCCTTGCGGTGGACGAGGAGGAAGGCGACAAGGTAACAATGGTCTTCTCAGATCGCTACACCTTCCGACACGAGATCAACCCTCTTTACAAAGCCCACAGGCGAGAGAAGAGAACCCCACTGGGCCTCGGCGCTTTACGGGACTGGGCTTGTGACACATGGGAAACCCGACACGAGCAACGCTTGGAAGCCGATGATGTCCTTGGGATTATTGGAAGCGGTGAACCAGGTTCGATTATTGTTAGTGGCGACAAAGACTTCGCGACCGTTCCGTGCATCTGGTATAACTTCCTTAAGGATGAACTTCGAACCATCACCTTGGAGGAAGCAGACAGACAGCACCTAGTCCAGACGCTTGCCGGCGATGCCACCGATGGATACTTTGGTGTTCCTCGTGTGGGCTTGAAGACTGCTGAAAAGCTCCTTGATAAAGAGGGAGCGGAATGGCAGACTGTTGTTAATGCTTATGAGAAAGCCGGAATGGGGGAGGACGAAGCGTTGCTTAATGCTCGCATGGCGTTCATCCTTCGGGACGGTTACTACGATAACGACACCAAGGAGATAACACTATGGACACCGTAACCATCCACATTGAAGGAACAGCCGAGGAGCGTAAGATGATCCCTCTGTATCGGGGGTTGTTTTGTTATTTCCCAGACGCGCTCGTTGAAGTCGCCAAGCAATCCGTTAAGGGGAACCTCCAGCATCACCCAGATTCCTTGGAGATATGGTGGGATAAAACCAAGTCCAAGGATGAATTAGATGCGATGCTTCGTCACACCTTGGAGGGGGACTGGGCGGCAATGGCATGGCGAGCTTTGGCTCATCTTCAAAGGCAGTTAGATGAACAGACCCATAATAGGACTGTTAACAATGATTGAATACATCCCTCCTATTCCCACAGAATTGATTAAGTTCTTGGACGAACGTGTTCCAAGTAAGGATTTCTCCCCTAGCGATTCGCTTCGGGAGATTGACTTTTATGGGGGGAAGCGTGATCTCGTTAACTTTCTAAAACGTCTTCATGACGATCAGCTAGCTAACCACCTAAAACCACTACAAGAAGACTAAGACCATGTGTATGTCTGTTAAAACGCCAAAACCCCAGGAGCCTCCTGCGAGTCCTCCACCGCCTACTGCTATAGCCGAGACGGTTAAACCAAAAGAGAAACCCGCCAAAACCCAAGGGAAACCAAGGGGTGTGGCTAGTCTTGTTGAACGCCGGCCTGTCGTTGGTGGTTTAGGAATCTCAAAACAAACTTCTAACTACTAAGTATTATGGCTAAAGTATCAACAGACATCAACATCACTAGCACGAGCTTAGACTCGGGAGGGGGAGGTAATTTTTCATCAACCACCACCCCAGCGATCACTCCGCATAACGGTAAAACCAACGCATTCCTAGTATCTGGTGCTTTTGCTGGAGGAAGCGTTAAACTTCAACACAAGATCGGAGCTAATTATGTGGACGTAGGACCAGACACGACATTGACTGCTAACGGTGGTGGATTGTTTACCACCCCTGTGTCCGACATCCGTGTAGTAGTTGACAATGCTACAGGTAGTCCTGCTTTTGATGTCCAAGTGATTATCAAGCCCATCAACCTTTAAGAGTAGCCGGTATGCGGAAGAATAGACGGACTGACGAAAAGCTCTCCCTTCGATTAGGGACGCTTCATACGACACAAGGATTGACCCGCTCCCTTACTACGAAGGTTTCTAGTGGATTCTCTTCTAACCCGTCTGACTCTGACGCAGCGTCTTATGTTTCCTTGCTTAGAGGGGACGGAGTTAGACTTTCTCTAGCTCAAACAGCAGCTATTGACACGTTCTATATCACTGGAAAAGCCGAGGGATGGTATTCAAAACTAAAGAGGTTTTATTTCCCTGTCTGGAACGCCGCTGCGCCCTCCGCACGTTGTCTCGTAAGTGGAACAAGCGGAACATTTAGCGGAACCATTAGTCACAATTCTGGGTTTGTTACAGGAAATGGAGTAAACACTCATTTCGACACGGGTGCTACACCGTCAGCTATGGGGATTGTAACAGGTGACGCGCTCCTTTTGCGGGGTATTCATTTAGATGATGACTCAGTTCATGACGCTTGTGGAGTTGCTCAGACTGCTTCTGCCCAGAGTCTCGCGATGCTTAATTTTCAGAATGGAGGCACATCTTATTTTAGACAGCCGTCTAACACAACGGGGGTAACTATGTCAGGACAAAGTAGCTATCGAGGGATTTACGTTGGCTCAAGCACCGCTACAAACGCGAGGTTCCTCCTAAAACGAACTACATCAGGAACGACGGTCGTTTCTAGCGCATCCAACGATACAACCGCTATTTACAATCATAACCCCCACTTCCTCGCGAGACGTTTGCCGACCATTAGTAACAGAACTAAAGGCTCAGAGTTTGCGTGGGGTCTTGGAAACGGTCTTACACAAGCACAAGCTGAAGATTGCTCGCTCGCGATTAAGACCCTTTGGGAAACCGTTACAGGACTTACATTAGCATGATTGGATTTATAACAACCCCCGAAAC